TTGGAAGCAGTGATACCCTTGTACTGCGGTTGGATAACCAGTTGGTTATCGTTGACCACGCGGATAACCTTGTGGGACTGACCACGGATAACAATGAAGTCACCGTCAGACAGCTGCGAGAGGAATGCGGTGTCATCACCCGTAACCACGTTGTTGTTTCTAGTCACAGACACGCGACCAGTCAACTGAGTGGTGGAGGAACGACGGACACAGTTCAGAACGGAACCATCGTACTCGAAGTACATACCATTCTGGAAGTCGTACATACCGCAGCGGACATTGGAGTTAACCCAGTTGAGTACGTGATACCCGAGGAAACCACCTGCAGCAGATGCAGTAGGTGCATTATCGAGAAGGAACGTGAAGGTAAACTCGTTAACGACAGTGGCGACACTACAACCACCGTTGTAGGAATCGTCTGTAGCATCCACGAAGCGCAGGTTGGTGCCAACCTCAAGGTTGTGCGGCAGCTTCGTCTCGACGATAACGCGGTGATAGGTCGTACCATCCACGTAAGGCGAGTAGTATGCGCGTACAGCGGGTTGTTTCGGACAGAAGTTGATAGCGAGTGAACACTGGATACCTTTACCTGACTGGTAACGGAAGTATCTACGTGTCTGTCTAACAATCTGACCGTCAGGAGACTTACTAGTACCGATCTCCATACCACCGTCAAACGGTCTGTGGAGGAAGAATCCATCTGGTCGCACGTAAATGGCGGTGTCGATGAAGTACTCGGTATTACCAGCAGAGTTGACAGCACCTGTCGTGAAGGTTGCTGGGTCCGCGAGAAGAAGTTCCGTATCGTCTTTAATTGCAGAGATGGTAGTCTCAACAACAGTAAACGTTGTAGCAGAGTTGTTATCGATATAACGGAAAGTATCGTTAACTTTGAAGAATCTGGTGAAGGTGGTATCGGTACCAGTCACGATTCTAGAACCAGACTGAGTAGCGATAGTACCGCCGCCCACGACCTGTCCATCCATATTGGTATGGATCAGTTTCTGCAGAGGAGTCTGCGAACCACCAGTAGTGAAGTTAACGAAAGTACCTGCAACTGCAAGTGCTGCAGTCTCAGCAAGTTGGATGTGATCTTGGTCAACCACGATCACGAAGTAGTCGCGGTTATCAGTCAGACCACCGATGGTAGTACCACCAGCATCCTGATAGATGAGACGTTGACCAGTCTTCATAAAGTGATCTTGGATATTCAACGTGTGGTTGGTAGTATCAACGTTACCGCCGCTACCAGTGTCACGTGCGTCGAAGGTCTTAGTCGTAGGAACGATCTGGAAAGGAACTTCAACAACCAGTTGAGTATCAGACTTAACTTCGTTGACGTTGTATGCACCGTCAGTAGCACCGAACGCAGCAGTCTGGTTCTCAAACACTTGATTACCAGAACCAGCAGAAGTAACGTCAATAGCACTTCCAGGATAGCTGAAGGAAGCAGAGTTACCCAGAGCGAAACGATCGTTAGAAACGACCTTCACGTAGTACTGAGAGTTCGGAGTCAGGTTGCCAATTGCAGTACCTGCAGTGGTGTAGAACAGACGCTCACCATCAGACAGGTTATGGTTCTCATAGTAGAAGGAGTTACGTAAGGGGTTAGCAAACGTACCAGTCATACCATAGACACCACGTGCATCAATAAGGCGATATGGTGAAGAACCAGTGCTAGACTTAATTCTGAAGCGGTTATCATCCACACGCTCCACATACACAGTTGCAGGGAGAGTCAACGTGGCGATATTGCTCTCGTTAGAATAGTAACGAGGATCAGCACCAGAGACCTTAGTAATGGTAACGGAGTCGTTAGTAACGGCACCGTGAGATTCTGCGTAGAAAGTATCGTCATCATTAGAACGATCCTGAACCAGCATTAAGAATGCGTTACCATAGTAGTCTTGGTTGTAGTTCCAAACCCAGGAACCGTGACCACGATAGTATGCCCACCACCAGTCGTAACCATATCTGAAGTGGAAACCAGCGTCATTACTCATAGAGTAGTTGTAACGCCATCTGTTAGACCAGTAAGTACTTCTGTCGTACAGAGGATTCCAGCGACCATTGGTAAGAGCCGTCTCAGACTCAGGCAGATAGTCACCATAGTTCCAACCAGGAGACCAACCCCAAACGGAGTTACCACCGTTATACCAGTTGTTGTTGAAACGACCGTCGTAATTGGAGTTATTCAGTTCGCCAGAACCATTGTACTGACGACGGTTCATCGTCAGGTAGTAACAGCGGTTCCACTGAGAGTTGGAAATACCACGGTTGCTGCTGACATCCCAGAAGTCGCGACCAGAGTTGTTGGCACCATAGTTCCACGCCATCCAACGATAACGCCAATACCAGTCCCACCAGGGTTTTTCATCGGTAAGGTATCTGTGAACCAGAGCGAAGTTATGCTTACCGTAAGTATACGTTGCAGCATTTCCTTGCAAGGAACTACCATCATTCTCCAGATTGATGATACCGTTCTGACCAGGGTTACCACCGTTGGTAGCAGCGAAGTAAGCGTTAGACAGTTTAATAACTGCAGTACCACCATCAGCGGATGAAGTAGATTCAACTCTGGTGTAGTACACACCGTTACGCTGGAGGTTTTCAATACAATAATCTCCAGGGTTCGGATAGTACAGCATACAGTATCTGTTACGAATACTGTTTGCGTTCGTACCCGTCAGGGTGATAGTGCTGTTGGTATAGTCAATGTTGGAATCATCGACAGTCCACAGTGCAGTCGGTTTGTGATCATATGGTTGGAACTCAGCCATATTCGGGTTGATAGTACCCGAGAAGGTGTTCTCATAGTCGATCACAGGACGACCATCAGGTGCCTGAGCAGTACCATTGTTAATGCTCAGAATCTTCGGAGAAATCGTATTCACGAAGTACAGAGAAGTACCGTTCTTGAATCCGTTCTCGTAAGAGGTAGACAGAACCACTTTAGTAGTGGTTGCAGGAGTGAAGTTGATCTCAAAACCAACTCCAGTGTTGCTAGGTGTAGCATCATATGCATACAACGTAGCAGGGGTGTTATCGGTAACGTAAATACGAACATAAGAGCCCGCAGTACCTTCAGTACCGTTAACATACACACCATCAGTGTAAGCAACACCACCACCGTGGATACCATCGGCAGTAGTAGAAACACGGAATGGGTGACCGATGAGAGTAGAGCTACTCACATCGAAAATATACATACCGTTCTTGTTCAGAACGAATGGGTCTCCACCAGGAATGTTGCCGTCAATAGAGAAGTAATCTTGTCCACCTGCATTCTCAACAGTGACGGTATATTCAAACGTATCAGCAACGATGCCCTTATCTGTTTCCAGGGTAATGGCAGAACCCTCATAAAACAGACCAGGAATGATAGAGGTGTAAGAACCAGCAACGTTAGCAGTAATAGACTGCGTTGCACGAGACTTATACGTAAAAGTGGTCGGAGTAGGTACCGACTGAATAAGATAGGTACCCTCAGCGGTGGTTGATGCCAGACCAGTAACCACAATAGGAATACCAGCAGTCAGAGAGTGCTCGTATAAGGTGGTAACTGTAACCTGCGAGGAGGTAGCAGTAGTAGCGACACTTTCGATATAAGGAATCGTGGTGTCAGAAGTAGACGAATAAGTAGAAGGAATGTTGTTAACTAACTGCAGCGTCTCCCACTTAGTTGCCTGCGGACCATATTCAAAGTCCGTGTCAATCATAGTTTCGGGGTTTGACACCCTCAACTTAGACACTGGATCGACGAATGTTTCCGACGGTTCAAATTCTGCAGCGTGACTTTCGATGAAGATCTGAAGTTGATCAGTCGATGCCATCGTGCTAGTATCAGTAGCAAATTTGATGACCGTCTGTTCAAACTCCGAATTGAAGTCACAACCAGTTGTATCTGCAGTTGCTTGGAATCCCTTAGTAGGGTCCGAGAAGTTATACAGAATCTGGTTTTTTGTTACGTTGGTGATGAGCAGAACTCTCTCACCAGTAACGTTGTCGTTGATAGTTACCGTGCCTCCCGTCAACGATACGGGATCATATGGCACAAATGTATAATCTGTGACTAGTTTCTTTGCCATTTTTGGACCCTAGGTTCTTGTATTTAGAGGTAATTCAACCACCAAGTGCGATGGACAACGCAGCGATCTGTGATGTGATACCCACACCACCGATTTTAAAAGTCTTGTTCGTGCCCGTTAGGTTCACGTCGCCACCGATGTCCAGGTCCCCAGTGATGTTCCCCGTCGCAATGTTGCGCAGGTTTCTTGACCCGTCAACGATTTCTGTGCCAGCGACCGCTAAACCGTTCTTGGCATTAAAATTGATGTTTGACGTTGCCATCGTGGTTCCCTTTCCCCCCGATAGTATCGGATATAGGTTTTCAAATTCTATTTATACAATCACACATTCATTGAGAATCGTGTAAATTGAATGAAAGTACCTACAGTAGACGTTGCTTTCACCAGAACATTACTGCCACTCATCTCTACATCGAAAGTAGCAACTGCATTACCAGGATTGGTGTGAACGTCAGCAAACATAGTGACGAAAGCATCAGTACCATTATGAGTCACAATGATCTCACTGGTGGAAACATTGCCGCCATATGAAGCGTGCACCAGATATTTTGCTCCTCTTACGCTAGCACCTGCCAAGGTATCAAACGTCTCCGTGGCGCTAGTCGTAGTAACAGTTCCTGCAGAAATACCAGTGTAATCGGTGATGTTAATATGATCACTGTTATTATTAGTCTCGATTAAAACTCGATCACTAGTTTTAATTTGACCTGTAACGGTAACAGCATTGGTAGCAATTACATCTTGCATCAAATGAATTGAAGAAGCTCTAAGTTCTAAAGATGCAGATGCTTGACCACCTCTATGCAAAGAAAGATTAGTGTTAGAAGTGCTGATCTCTGTATATGCAGCGTCTTCTTTAATGGTCAGCGCATTGTTGAGAAGACATTCGTCATTTGCTAACTGAATAGAACCCAGGAGATCTAAAGCAGTAGATCTCAGAACTAAGTTATCGTTAGAACCAGTAATTAAAGATCTATTACTGGATGTGCCAAACACGACACTATTGGTGGGACTGATCTCAAGATCACCACCAGAAAGACTTAAAAGATTAAATGGAGATGCAGTACCAATACCAACACGGTGATTGATTTCATCTACCACAAGAGTAGAACTATCAATAGCGATAGCACCATTAACCAGAAGACCACCCATTGTAAAGGTGCCACCCTGATTAAGTTTTACCGAATTGATGGTACCGTCAGAAGGTTCACCAACATCGATAGTGTCACCGATCACCAGTCCAAAGAAGTCAATACCTGGGTTCGGTGGATCAGAGAATGTAATCTGATCATTATTGATTTGATAAGCAACGTTCGCTTCCTGCAGAACACCACCGAGGGAGATAAGAAGTTGCAGTGGCGAACCAGGATAGATTACCTGCCCACCAACACGCAAATTGAAGATGTTCTGCACACCGTTAAACTGTGCAGCAACGTCATCCAACTTGCGGATATTACCAATTTTGGGAGTAACGCCTAGATACGCCATTTCTTTTTAATTATTTATTAGGTGATAATAAACTTACCGTCAGTGCCCACGGTATTTTGAGCACCACCAACACCAGCAGGACCCCTACTAGCATCGGCATTATTACCAGGAGTTTCATTATTTCCTGCTAATGTAGACCCAGCGATAATTCTGGTCTGGTCGATGAAGCTTGCGCCACCACCACCACCGTGACCATTTGTATCACCTGAACCACCGCCACCACCTCCGTAGTAGCCACCACCGCCGCCACCACCAGGATAGATTAGCAGTGAACCTGCTCTACCACCTGTCAATGAACCGCCGTCTAATGCATCAGTAAAACCAGCGAAACCTCCCTCAGTTTGGGAACCTCCGCCACCACCTCTTTGATCGAAGAGTTGACCAATTTGTCCATTAAGACCGCCACCAGCACCGCCACGTTGGTCAGCACCAGCACCCCCGCCACCAGCTGCAATCAAAAGAGCATTTGATTGAACAGCAGAATTTCTGAAGATACCAGTGTATCCTCCACCACAACCTCCCCAACGTAGTCCACTATAACCACCTAAAGCACCACCACAGTGACCGCCTTGGGTGACCGAACCTGATGAACGGGGAGCACCACCGCCACCAACACAAATGTAATATTGTTGCGATGACTCTAGAGTTAGACCACCTGCAGTATATCCAGCACCACCACCAATAGAACCAACTTCCGCTCCTCCTGCACCACCTGCACCCCACATAGTAAACTGAACAACAAAAACAGCATCCGCAGAAACAACAGTTTCTAAAAGATACTCACCTTGCTGTAGGGTTAAAGAACCCTGAGTGTCTAAATTGTGGTTGATTACAGGATCACCATTTTGAGGGGTGACTCTGATTGTACGTGCTGGTTCAAAGGGGGTTTTACGAATTTTGGAGGTGTCGTAAAATGGACGCAGATGTCCTTCATCGGTCATATTGTCTAACCGACTTTCGTAATTTTCAGTCTTAAGACTACCGACCCGAAAAGGCATTATGACTCCTTGTCGCCAATTAGAATGATTGTGACTTTATTGGCAGTATCTGCCAACCCATAGATAGCATCGTTCTCGTCTTCCAGAACGATAGGGTAATTTAGTTCTACATAGAACGTTTCACCAGAACTCAGTTCCTGACGAACAAACTGCTGAGGTTTAGTCGCAGCATCGATAGTATCGAGTGCTCCAACATTATCTTCAGCAAGATATAAGTTGACAGTCTCTGTAGTAGTGTTTCCGTTGAAAACTACAAAACCTTTAAAATAGGTTTTAGTTTGCGCAGGGTTCACATATAATGTACCAGCAGTACCAGCAGGAACGAACATAATGTTCTTTCCACCCTGACCTGCAAGTTTTCCTCTTGAAAGTGCCATTGAATTAGACCTCCGTGGTATTTAGCTAAACAACCAGATGTCCCGCATTTCATTGCGGTCACTGAATTCCATATTTACGGTTCCATCGATATTGCTGCTAGCAACCACAAGGTTGTAACCAATATCAGCAACTTGGGTAGCAGGGAAAATAACGTTACCAAGACGAATCCTATGAGGTACAGTACCGTTAGGATTGACTTGAATATTAACCCCGTTAATAGATGCATTATTTAGAGTGGGGGTTTCTAATGTTCCACTAGAAGCATCTGCTTTTAAGGAGATGCTGTTATTGATGGTAGTTGCAAAGTTAGGGTCATCCCCCAACGCTGTACTTAATTCTTGTAATGTATCAAGTGCAGCTGGTGCCGACCCAATGAGATCAGCAACCTCTTGACGAACAAAAGCTGTAGTAGCAATTGTAGTGTTGTTGGTGTTTAGGGACTGAGTAACACCAGTGGAATTACTTGCAATATTAACAGTAGTTCTATTAGATAGACTACCAATAGAATTTTCAGTGGTAATATATCCCTGAGTTGCCACCAGGATATCAGTAGTAGTCCCACCTGGGTCGTCAGCAAAAATGTGGAAGTCATTGCCATTCTGAATTAACCTTGTTTTGCCACCAGTGTCTGATGACTCAAGGGTAATAGTTGGCAGAGTTTGTGCTTTTACTCTAAGACAATTGCTAGTGCTAGAAGCACCGTCGATGTCAATCTTAAAACTAGGAGAGAAATTACCGACGCCAATAGCACCGTAACAATCAATGTCTCTGACATTTATATCGTCTGTTTGTAGTAATTCGACAGCACCAGATCTTCCATAGAAAGAACTAACAGCGCTGGTGGGTCCAACTAATGACGAAGAGAATCCGATATGAGTAACTTCGATATTAGATCCGATGTTAGGAGCTTCATCAAATCTAATAATTAAATTCTGACTAATGAGAGTGTATGATGCTTTATGCTGCACCAGACCATCAATAGTAACAAGAATTGCGTGAATATTTGGTGGTGCCTTGGACATCGTAAAGTCCGTTGTCACACCATCTGCAGTAAAAGTCTCAGAGAAAATCTCTGAGCGATCCATATTATTTACAACAGAATTGTTTACTTGACCGAAGAAAACATCACCTGCAGCAGGTGCTTCGGAGAAGTAAATACGGTCACCTTGAATCCAGAAAGATCCTGGTCCAGAAACCGAGCTAGCAGTATTGGGTTGCTGATAAACGCCATTCAAACTGACGTTTAACTGCATCGAACTATTGACAGTTACAATGTCATTGTTCGTTGTGCGCAGTGCAAAGTTTGTAGCAACTCCATTAAACTGACTAGAGATATCTTGGAGCTCTTGGACTTTGAATACGTACGCCTCTGGATTTAGTCCAAGGTATGCCATTAGATTGAAACCTCCATAATGCTCAAGATACAATCCAGAGCAGATGTTGTGTCACACTTAACTAGGATTTCATCTCCTAAACCAACATCAACTTTTGTAAGTGAGTCTCCACTAGTGTGAGTCGTGGATGTAGAGTTTGCTTGCCCTCTGTCTACGTTCAGGGTAGTATTGTTTGCACCTGTAACAGAAGTGATTTTCAGAATTTCATTATTGATTCTGATAAAATCATTTTGCACAAACTTAGGACCAGTATTATCAGTAATAGTGATACTAACAATACTAGCAGAAGTAATATTTGCTGCTAATGTATCCGTTACCGATGGAGTAGATGGACGGTATGCATCTTCATTATATTCTAAGATAATCTTTTGTCCCTGCATAACTTCAAATGCAGATCCAGCTGGAATCGGGACATTCTTGACGATCATCACATCGTCTTTAGGATACTGAGGATCAACCGAAAAAGCAGGATACCTATTGACTGACACTTCAGCAATGACAGCAGTTTGTGTCGTATTTGCTAAGTTGCAACCAATAATAACAGTTTGCTTTTCGGTCTCGGTACCGCGAAGTTCTACCGTATAGATAGCTTCTGCGGAAGTTCCTACACCGTTTTTAGAAGTTGAGATAAATTTGTTTGCCATTTTTTATTAACCCAGTGCGATAGCGAGTGCGGTAGCATCAAGACCTGCTTCCACAGACACACCAACCTGTGCAGCAAGGGTGTTCACCTCAGCTTGCAATTCGTTAATAGCATTAACAAGGTTTGCTTTGTTCTGTGTAGTGAGGTTCAAAAGGTTACCGATGGTAACATCACGAATCTCATTAATAGCAGCAACGATACTAGACTTGGAAGTTGTAGTAAGTTGAGAAAGAACACCAATAATGATGTCTTTAGTCTCATTCAAAGCGGCAACTAAACTTGTGTGATCTGCAATATTTGCAGACAAGTTGCCAAGGTTGCCAACATCGCTATCTAATTCATTGATAGCATTAACGATACTGGTACTATCGGCAGTAGTTAATTGATCCAGATCTTTAATAATGGTATCGACAATATAGTTGATTGCCTCAACTACGTTATCTTTATCATTAGCGGGAATTTCGCTAGTGATACTAGCAATAGGACCCAATTCAGTATCTAATTCCAGCAGGCAATCAGTAATCGTTTGGGCAACTAAATTATTTGCAATGTTTTGTGCAACAATTTTCCCACTAAAGTCACCAGCATCCGCACCGATCTCATTGATCTCGACACGTTGCTGCTCAAATGTAAATTGCTTAGTTACGTTCCTGGTTGCCATTCCATTTACGGCGTTGTTTGCTAGAACTTATTTATATCAGGAGGTGATGAGGGATCTGTAGTACTTGACAGTATTTACAGCGTATGTAGGAGTAAAGACAACCTCAATGTTGGCACCATTATACTGAGCAGTAATAGTACCCAGAGCACCCTGAGCAATACCACCAGAAGTCATAGTGGCATACTCTTCAATGAAGATGTCAGTGCCATCGTGCATAATCAGAACTTCTTTAGTCTGAACATACACACCAGACACAACCTGAACAACATATTTTCCGCTATAGTATGAAGCGGAATCGAAACTATCAATGACCGCTGCTTGAATTTGTGCAGTGGTCACAGTTCCTGCATCTTGACCGTGGATATTTTTAATAGTAATCAATGAATCGGATTGATCGTTGTAACGAATTTTCTCGTCACCACCTAAACAAAGACCCATCTGATCAGATGCAGGAAGATAGAAACCATTGTCCTGATCTGCGAAGAATGAAATACCAGGGATGGATTCTGTACCGTTACCTGCACCAGTAAAACCAGACAGGTTAGTCAGTCCGTTACCATCACCAATAAATGCAGTTGCTCCAACTGTGCCATTAACTTGCAAAATCTGAGCAAGAGCGTTGTTTGGATCTTGCCCAATACCGATTTTATTGTTAGTAGCATCCAGTTTGAACAGAGCAACATTAGAACCAACTGGTTCCATTGTCACTACAGCACCGTCAAAAGTTACTGAAGAATTAGCCCCAGAAACGCTGATGGTGTTTGCCTCAAGGTCTGCCAGCAGAACACCAGTATCATAAGTAAGGTCGCCACTAGTAGAACCAGTGAAAGTACCTGTTCCCAGTGCAAACTTGTCTTCGGATTCGTCATAACCAATAAACGCATTATCGCTAGTACCACGTTCGATAACAATACCAGCATCACCTGCGGGAGTACCAACAACACCGTTACCAAGTTCAATCAGTTTATCACCGACAACAGTGTTGGTGGTAGAAACGGTAGTGGTAGAACCAAGAACAGATAATGCACCGTTGATGATAACGTTATTGGCAACCTCAAGATCTTCGGTAGGTGCACCAACACCAATACCAACTTTACCTTGACCAGTGATAACAATAGCATCTACTAGACTATTAGCAGACGATCCAGATGTACCGCTAGCAGGAGCAGTTTTTAATTTAATCTGACCACCAGTTGCAGCACCAGTACCAGCACCACCAGCAATGATCAAATCAGAACCAGAAACATCAGTTCCTGATGCATCAGCACGGGAGACTTTACCAGTAACGTTGAGAGAAGTAGCAACACTAACAGCATAGAAATTGAATGTTGCTGAAGTGTCAATTTTTGTAGGAGTAATAGCTCCTGTGCGAATAACTGCCGCACTAATTGCTTCTAGTCCGCCAGTCGTAGATAGTTTTTCGGTTGTGATGGAGTTGTCTGCTAACTTTAGGGTGGTAACAGCGCCATTCCTGATAGTTGCTGTAGTTACCGCCTGGGTGCCTACACCGCTATCGAGTTTGGCGTCACTGACCAGCCCATCATTTAAACCAGTTCTCCTGACTCGTGTAAGCGCCATTGTTTAAACAGTTTCCTATGTGAGTATTTATAGTTTAGAAACTAAGTCTTTAAGTAATGACTTAATCTCCGAAATTTCATCTTGTAATCTTTTAATATCCTCAGTATTGTTAATACTGCGAACAGCTGCTTCCTTCTGACGAAGGTAAGCATCATATGCTTCTTTATTTGTATTCACGATGGCACCTGTAGTGCCATCCTTCTTAAGATTTTGGTGACCTGTGACTCTATAGTCACTATTTTTAGCCCACATTTCAAGTATATTAAATGGTTGCAATAGCGCGAATGTCTCTGATTCTAGGAGGCATCGCAGGATTGCGTGATCTCATAACGATCTTGATTGCAAAGGAACTAAACTCATTCAGATTGTCAACTGTGAATGAATACTCCTTAAAGTCTGAGGAATCTTCGGTTGTGGGAGAGAAGTTAGTTCCTGTAGTAGGAGTAACAACCACATCGGATTCGCCATACTCATTGAAGTAATTCCAGTTGATTTCACTGAAGAAGATCTGCTGCGATGCTCTCTTGATTTTGTACATAACAGCAATGTCGTCAATTTCCTGCAGGGCAGCAGCAATCTTGACCGAAATACCGTTACCAGGATTATCGAGAGAAATTTCTTTAGTAACATACGTAGCGATGTTACTAGCATTCTTCAATCTATCGGGAGTATAAAGAACTCCATATGAATCATAGACTGCCTTGATCTGCATCGGAACTTTATAAGATTCGTTAGTCAGATCGAAACCAGATTGATAAGCACCACCTGCAACAGCACCAGCGCCAATCACATCTCCAACATTAAAAGATGATGCATTAGATGTGAGTAGCATTCTGTAGTTTTCTTGATTCCAGCGAGTAACTTGACCCGTCTTAGTATCAAGGTTGTTAGCGAGATTATCGCCACTAGTAATATCAAATTGTGCGAGAGAAAGAGTTCCAGAAACCTTGAGCGGTAAAGTTAAACCAGCTGCATTTCCAGTACCAGCACCAGATCCATTAAAGTCATCATTGTATGTAGAAGAACCACTGAATACGGGTTCTTCACCAATAAGGAAACCGTCACCTTCAATAATTCTCACATACAATTTACCAGTGCTAGCACCAGCATCCCAGAAAGAAATAACACCTTTCGTCTTAGATGTTTTACCAGTAACTACTTGCCCAATACCACCAGTTGCTTCCAGAGCAATAGTATTACCAATAGCAACAGGAGAAGCGTTACTATCGGTGAAGTTCAGGACTACAGTCTTATAAAGTTCAACTTCCTGTGTCAACTTACCATATCTCGGTTCGTCACCCTTAGCAGACTCAACTCTGTTAGTAGTAAGAATTGCCTTAGGATTCTTAATGTTGATGATTGGAGAAAGGTTTGCATTCGTAGTAGACAATGTAGCAGCAATATTCATACTGCTGTTATTGTTCATACGTGTTGCAAACATCTTTTCATTCAACTTAGAAGCAACTACCCTTTGTGTCGGGAAGAAGTATTCTTTGTTGAAGATAATATCAACAGGAACTTCAGGAGTGTAGTCAACAACATTATCTCTAGCATCCACTGCCTTAATGGCAGTTGTGGTGATCTGGGTCTCCAGACTAGTGTCGGCAAAATCTAGAGAATCAACTTTGATGTTTGCTTTCTCGTATTTGATTTGACCTAATGCTTTTCCGTTATATCCACCGCCAATGGTAGTACCACCAGCATTAGTAGACATCGCAACGGTATAGAAGTCAATACCAACATCAATAACTGGGAGAATTTGACGGTTGAGTGCGCCAATTGCATAACCACCAACGGAAGCAACATCCTTCAGAGCAACAAAAGAACCAGGATTCAAACCGTGATTCTTATGACTAATCTTGACAATCTTCTGGTTTGCACCATACAGATTGCTAGTAGTTGAATTAGAACCTTCTGAATTAGTTTGAATTGGATTGCTCTGAAGTTTGCCATAACCCATATCGGTGTTGATAAGGTTGATGACACCAGTCTTATTAGCAGTAAACTGTGCCTGATAAAGATCAAACTTAAGATCTTCATACTGGTTTGCAGTCCAAAGATCAGAGTTTTGAGACTTAAACAGAGAACCAATCAGAGGTTGAGTTGTTACCGTAGAGTTGGAATTGATTTCAGTCTCACCAAGTTTTGAAACGAAAGTCTTATACTTGGTGCTGTTGGTTTCAATAACCAAAGCATACTCTCTATCATTTTCCAGATATACGGGATATTGGAAATTAAACTTGGTAGGAATAAGTGCCTTAGCGTTAGTAGCAGCACCCATTCTTACTGCAGGTTTTGTGTACTTGACGACTGCAGTAGCATTTGCCAACTGCGTTGCACCTGTACCTGTGATAAGAACAGCAGGAGCAGTAGTGTACTCGCTACCACCCAAAGAAGGTAGAATTTCGTAAACTTTGGTATCTGTAATTTGAGGTGCTGCAGTTGCGGTAACACCACCAGGAAGTTGAGGAGACTCGATAGTAACAGTAGTAGAACCAGGATAACCATCGCCTAAGTCATTCATTACAATATGGGACACATAACCAGAGTCAAGAACAATATTCATCTTGACAATACTGTCACCAGAACGTGCATTGTTAGCAACAGTCAGTGAAGTAATAACAAGAGGTTCACCAGCAATAAAGGTTTCTTTATTGTGATCACCCAACATTAAAGTATAGACTTGGTTAGTAGCAAGTGTAAACTCGTTATTAACAGCAGCAACAGGAGTGTTCTGCGAATCCAAAACTCCAATAAGGGGTCCTTGTGCGTTTGAAGTGTCTCCTTCAATGATCTCATCTTTTTTGAGATTATGTTCACCACTAGTAATAACGCGAAGATAGGTGATAGGATCAACAACAACGGTAGAACCAGGAATAATATTCTTAGTAGGTCTTCCAGCAATAGTGTCAGTGACCTTAACCGTAATTGGAAGTTTCGCATCCTTTTCTGAGAAGTAAAGATCTAAGGAAGAAAGGAAGATACCACCATCAAAACTTTCGACTCTGAACGTTTGTGCCAAAGGATCGGCAACTGCTACATCAGGGTTAAGGATATTTTCAGTATGCTGAATACCATCAGTTTTGTCTTCCGAATCAACATCTTCGGTAGCAATAATATCATTTGGTGCTTCTTTCTTGATAGCACTTACTTTGAATGTTTTAGTTGCAACTGACTCAGCATCTTTGCCATTATTTTTATCACTGGTGAAAGTAATTTTCTTATCACCAACAGTAAAACGGAGACCTTTCTCTGTGTCAAATGTCAGATCATCGATTACTTCTTCGTAACCAGTTCCTTTGGTTGGTCTTCTGCCACCAGGGAACAGAAGAATGCCAGTAGCATTACCACTATCGTCGGTAATTAAATCATCGCCAAAGTTACGAAGTGAAGAACCAACTTCACCTGAGTAAGAACGATCAGGGACAAAGTAATTTTGTGCTGCTTGTCCATCGATGAAAACATACAATTTTGTATCTGGCTTCATCCTACGAATATGGATATTCAGATACTGCTCTTTAGCATACAGAGTCATCGAAGTGGAAACTGTCTTTCCATTCTTAGTAGTGCTAGTTTCTCCGACAGCAACCTCGGAATTTTGAGATGCAATGTTAGAAGAACTAGTAGTAGAAGCACCAGTGACTTCAGACTCAGAATTATTAGGAGCGTCAGAACTCAGTGAACTAGTATTAGAGAACTCAGTCTCATTACCAGTGGCAGCTGTCTTACTAATATCGTGGATTTGAGACATTGCTTTGTCTCCATCCTCAGAGTTGACTTCCAGAGTATCTAAAGTCTGGTTAT